AGCATACTGAATGCAGAGCCTCTCCGTAATCATGACCGACTCTCCAAATGTAGCCTCGAACAATTCTACTTGTGAAGAGCAAGCTCTCTTATCCCTGAGTGTTTGCAGTGTTAAGATTTTCATTTTATTTCCTTTATTAGTGTGAAGGCAAAGGACTAACTAATTACTTACCTAATCCTTTGTATTAATACTACAGTGTAACCATGCCTGTATCGGATGCAATCTTTTCAGTGCTGCCAATTTTCTTGAGCAACTCTTTTACTTGCAATAATACTTCTGGGTGCAAGATAATAACTTCTTTACCTTCTTTACGGCTTTCCTCAGCCGTAATTACACGTTTTACAATTCCGTGTACAAGGGCGAGTACATCGACAGTCATTTTAAGCTGAGGTTGTGCCGTCAATTCCCAGTAAGGCAGAGCTTCTGCCTTATCAATGAATGACTGGGCATTTTCAGGCGTAATATCCAAACGCTTACGAAATACCATCACACCTTTACGCAATCCCAGCTTGCCGAATTTCATGAGCCATGTTGCGACCCGCTGTGCATCATGTTTCTTGCCCATTGCTTCAATAAGACGCTGTGCAAAGCCGTCATTACCATGTAGATTGGCTTGAGCAATAGCGAAGACACCAGCTTCATGGATTGCTTGTGCCAATGCTTCAGAATTACCTTTGATTGCTTTGATTGTACTATTGAATTGTTTATCATTAATCATTTTATTGCCTCTTTTCTGTTTAGTTAGTTGATTGACTGTTAAAGCGTGACCGTCTTTATCACACTATTGCACGGATAAAAGCTTGCATCATTTGTGATGGTTGTGGCGTACCAATTGCATACCGTACTGTTTTACTGTATTCAATTGGCAAGGGCTGACTGCGATACTGATGAAAGTTAACCCTCTTTGCTACTCTTAGACACATAGCCTTTAATGTTTCTTTTTGCATACAATTCCCTTTCTTAAGGTTGCCATTGATTAAGGGACAATGGCTTGCCCAATAAGAAACATACTAATTAATAATATGCTTCTCATTCTTCCGGCATGTTCTATTGTCATATATCATAGAGTTTTTATCCTCATTAGATATTAGAACATGTCCGTTCATCGCGTGGTTATTATAGACTTGTTAAGTCCTGCCAGTATTCCTGCCTTTTATACCCTAGGTTGTGGCCATATCAATTTACTGCAATTTTCAATTGATTAGCTTCGGTTACTTGCATTAGGAGGCATAGCAATTAAAGCTATGACCGACCCTTAAATAAGTTAGTGATTACTCACTCCGTTATTCGTGCATTAAATGTAACCTTCCCATCACGGGATAAAACATATCGCTTTGTTAATGTGTAGCGTGCACTATTTCATATTACGCCTGCATTATCACATAAAACCGATTCTAATACAAGTACATTAATACATCGGGTTGCTATTCGTTCGCCTAAGCTACTCCGTACCCTTGCAATCTAATTTGCCTCTTACGGATAGAACAGTTATTCAATATCAACCTGAACTAATCAGGTGACGCATTAAACCACAAATAAATAAAACTGTCAAATAATATTTAAACTACTTTGTGGATTGATACATGCAAATAGAATGCAACAACCATGCCAGCAAAGCATGACCGACCAATAAATAATGCTAAGTAATTGATTAATATAGATATAATACATAAAGAACATCAGTAAACAATAATATAATGTATTAGTTAATGATTATATAGGTGTTAAATGTGTCGATATAATGACAATTGCTGTCGAGATTATGACAGTATTAGATTAAGTGATTGATTGTAATGGATTGTATTGTGTCAGATATTCAACATAGTATTTAAGTCATTGAATAATAGGGGAATAATAATGTATTAGTATATGATTATATTGTGTCATTATATTAGTGTCTCTTTATTACAACATAATAATTTAATAGTGTCTCATTTATACAACATATAATTAATTAATCATTTAATAATATTCCCATAATCTAATATTTAATAGGGGTATAAGGGGGATTGATTAATTTCTATTATATTGCATTACACCAAAATAAAATCTAATAGAAATTCCCAAATAACGGGATTATATTTAAAATTTTGCTCCCGATTAATATAAAACTTTAATAGATCGGTCGCATAATAATTCTCTTAAATAAGACAATATTTGACATTTTATAATATTACGTAGTACTACCACTTGTGAAGTTAATTAATTTATGCTATAATATATGTATATTAAGTAATTAATTAGAAAGACTACTTAGAACATACTACTTGATAAGTAAAGAGTACAAAGACTGCCCCAAGCAGGATTTGTTGTACTAAATAATAAATAGATCTATTACATAATACTAAAGAGGGATACTATGTTCTTCGTTGAAGAACCAATTCTTAGTCTATTACCAGAATTGAAATATTGTTCTACCGAACTATTATTGTCTGGTATTAATCATTCTTTGGTCTGTGAAGTAGTCAATACTGTCATGCACTGCTATGCTCAACTGGCTCACTCTACCTTGACCACTTGTGAAATATTTATTATTTATGGTAGTTATAATTTTATTTAGCTCCTCGGAATTATATTCCTTCGGTGCAGAAAGACAATCTTGAAACCTGAGTATGCAGCATGGAGAGCAGTAATGTTAGACTCTCTTAGTAGATTCCGTAGTAAATCCCTTTTCTGGGAATTACGGAACATTGATCGTTCTGATATTTGGGAACCATTGTTTACTATTAAGGATAAACCTCATACTGTTCCTACATTTGATAAGAAAGGATTAATTACTTATCCTTCTCTTAAACAGATTTATATGTCTTATGACCATATCCCCGGACATGAGTATGAGTTTGCCATGGATGTCTTTGGTTCTTGGAAACATTGGGATCATCTAGCAACACAATCTTCTCTTCAAGACATGCTACAAGAGTGGAGAGATGAATTAGCAATTAAGATTAAAGCAGAAGCTATTCGTAATATGATTATGGCTTCCAAGGAAAGTTCTACAGTTGGAGTTAATGCCTCTCGTTATCTTGCTGATGAAGGGTATATTCCTAAAAAGGTTGGACGTATTACAAAAGAAGAAAAGATTAAACAAGCAAAGATAGCTGCTGGTGTACGAGATACATTATCAGAAGATATGGAAAGACTAGGAATTTCAGTAATTCAAGGAAATAAATAAATATGCCAACACGCTCAGTAAATGACTTAGATGCAAATCGATATACAGATTATGTAGCAGTAACTAATCCAGCAGTAATGGTAAATGGAGATACAATTTTTACTCTTAATGGTGATGTTCAGATTATGAATTTATTCTCTGAATGTATTACTGCTAATGATGCAACTGCCTCTACTTTACAATATTCAATTACTCCTACAATAGGTAGTGCTACAACTATCTCAGGGGCATCTTCTACACTTGCTAGTGCAGTTCCCGGTACATTGGTAGTACTTGATGGCACTGCTCTTGCTACAGCCCCTATAGTGGCTCCTACTGGGGTATCTCTCAGTACTACTGCTCGTGGTATTCTTGCTATGTCAGGGGTTGTTAAAATTGTTATTGGTACTGGTTCTACTACTGGTACATGGAAACACTATATTAGATATAAAGCTCTTGAATCTGGTGCTTATGTTTCTAACTAAAAGGAATAACTAAATGCCTTTTATGAAAAATGGGAAACGTGATTATCAAAAAGAAAAGCAATGGGATCATACTCATGATGGTGGAAAGAGACTTAAAGATCGTGCAGAACGGAATAAGGCTCGTCGTGAAGTAGGTCTTAAAGTAGGCGATCCACGACAAGCAGACCATAAAAAAGAACTCACTAAAGGGGGTTCCAATGCTAAATCAAATATTCGTATTGTTAGTGCTAAAACTAATTATGCTAAAGAAGTAAAACGTAAACGTAGTAAGCCCGGAAATAATTGATGATAGACCATATTGACATAACAGAAGGACATTTTCATATTAGTTCCTTTATAAAACATCTTGTAGATGGGATTTCATACATTACAGTTCTTGCTACATTAACTGCATGGCTTCCTCCCATTGCTGCTCTTCTTTCTATTATCTGGACTTCATTAAGAATATATGAAATGGTAACAGGAAAAGAAATTGCAGGTAGGAAAATACCAAGGGAACCAAAATAATAATGGCTAAACTAACACTTGCAAATATAACTTCTGGTTATTTAACTACAGTTACTCAAAATGCTAATAATACTCTTATTAGTAACGCAATAGAAAATACATTATCAAGAGATGGTACTACTCCTAACACTATGGGAGCTAACCTTGATATGAATAATAATAAGATTACAAATCTAGCTGCTCCTACAGTAGCTAGTGATGCTGCACGTTTATCTGATGTAACTTCTGCAATAAGTGGGTTGCCTACAGCAGCAATGGTTCCTAATACCCCAGCAGGAAATATAGTTGCAACTAATGTACAGACAGCACTGAATGAGTTAGACACAGAGAAGGCGCTATTAGCTGGCTCTGCTTCTCAGACATTCTCAGTTGCACCCGCTACTGCTTTAACAATGGCTCCAGAAGCACTACAAATACAGAATCAATCTCTTACTGCATTTACTACTGCCGGAACCAGCACAGCTTATACGCTAACGCCTACGCCCGCGATAACAGCTTATGCTGTTGGACAATGTTTTGATGTTACGTTTAATGCAACTTGTGGAGCTTCTCCAACACTAGCAATTAGTGGCCTCGCTTCCCCTCTTAATCTTGTTCGCCTTGGGTTTGACGGGACACTGGAAAATATTGGGGCAGGAGAAATTACTTCTGGAATGACAAGTAGGTGTCGTGTTATGTCATCAGCACAAATACTTGTAGAGCGTTTAACAAGACCAACAAAAACAGGAACGTGGACTCCTAGTGTTGGGGGCACAGCGACGTATACTGCCCAGCTTGGCTACTATATTGATTTCGGTGATTACTGTTTGGCGTGGGGAGTTATAGCAATAAATGTTTTGGGGACAGGGTCAACTACTTTACTAACAGGAATACCATTTGCGCCAGCAGGAGCTGGTGCATCTTATATGGGCGGTTCGTGTTCTTATTGGTCAGGACTTGCGGTAACACCAGTTTGCATGATGCCAACAACAGCGGGGGGTGGTTCGACTATACAGTTCAACGGAAACACTGTGGCTAATGCAAATATGACACAAGCGATGGCACTCTTTGGTAATAGTGCTCGCGTTGACTTCATAATTATGTATAGGAAATAGTCATGGAAATTACAGTAAATAGTGTTGGCGCACTTAATGTCGCGGAAGATATAAATGGGTCTGAGCATAGGCGTTGTCTAGTACCTACAGATAGTCTTGTGGGTGAGCCGCAAGAAGTAATAGATGCTGCTAATGCTGCATGGACTCCAGAAGTGATTGCTGCTTATAAAGCATTAGTCATATCAAATATACAAGTAAAAACACCATGGCAACTTACTAATGAGGCAAATTCTTTAGTAATGGCTGAATTAGATGCGGCTGACTTGAAAATAATAAGAGCGATTACAGAAAATGACAACACAAAAATTAGTGCTCATGTCATATCTCAAGCCCTTCTAAGGTCAAAATTAAAATGATTCCCCGCTACCTAACCCTATTAACCATTTAAGTATCCACTATTCCTAATTGTTGCTTATTATGTTTGAGTATCAATTCCATTAATTAGAAAGATAAAATGTTACTTGAATTAAATAGAGATACTTTTACAAATAAAACTACTATTGGTAAATTATATATTGATGGTAGATTTGAATGTGATACTCTTGAAGATTTACTTCGTCCAGACGGAATTAAAGTCTTTGGAGAAACTGCAATTCCAAAAGGGATGTACCATTTAACTATTGATTATAGTCCCCATTTTAAAAGGGAAATGGTTCATGTATTAGATGTACCCGGATTTGTAGGAATTCGTATACATACAGGAAATAAAGCAGAAGATACTGAAGGATGTATTTTACTAGGTACAAGAAAAGGAAAGGACTGGATTACCGAATCTGTAAAAGCATATCTTAAATTCTTCCCAAAAATTAATAGTGCTTATGAAGCAGAAGAAGAAATAATCCTTAAAATAACTTGAGTAAAGATAAAATACAATTAGTAAGAGAATCTGCTGAAGAAGATCTTGCTATATTTATTAAATTAGTTGCTCCTCATTTACTACTTGGAGGTATCCACTATGAACTTATCAAGTGGTGGTGTCGTCAAGATGCTAAAAAGAACCAATTAGTTCTATTACCACGAGGACACTTAAAAAGTAAATTAGCAGCCTATAGAGTTGCATGGTGGATTACTAAAAACCCAGAAACTACTATTTTATATGTATCTGCAACGGCAGATTTGGCTGAGAAACAGTTATATCAAATTAAACAAATTATTGACAATCCAATTTACAGGCGTTATTGGCCCGAAATGATTGGAGTGGATGAGGGTAAACGTGAAAAATGGGCTGTAGCAGAGATTGCTATTGACCATCCTAAGCGTAAATTAGAGGGTATTCGTGATGCTACTTGTAAAGCAGTAGGATTAACTTCTAATACAACTGGATTCCATGCAGATATAGTAGTTCTTGACGATATTGTAGTTCCGGGGAATGCTTACACAGAAGAAGGGCGTGATAAAGTAGCTTCTTTATACTCTCAATTAGCTTCTATTGAAAATCCGGGATCTCAGGAGTGGGTGGTTGGTACTCGTTACCACCCAAAAGACATATATCAAAACATGATCGAAATGAAATCAGAGATATATGACCCTGAAACAGGTGACCTTGAAAGTGATGAAGAGATTTATGAGTTATTCCAAAGAGTTGTTGAATCTAATGGTGAATTTTTATGGCCTAGTCAAACAAGACCTGATGGTAAATCATTTGGATTTAATTATAAAATACTAGCTGGAATTAAGGGTAAGTATCAAGGAGATATTACTCAATTCTATAGTCAATACTATAATAACCCAAACAATATTGATACTGCTTGTATTAATAGTGATAAATTTCAATACTATGAAAGGACCCTTCTAAATAATAGAGAAGGTGATTGGTATATTAAGAATAGAAAACTTAATGTCTATGCTGCAATTGACTTTGCTTTCTCTCTCCGTAAAAAGGCCGATTATACTGCTTTAGTAGTTATTGGAGTAGATCATCTAGGTAATTATTATATTCTTGATATAGATAGGTTTAAAACTGAACGTATTGTAGAATATTTTAATCATATTGTTAAAGCGCAGCAAAAATGGGGTTTTAGAAAACTTAGTGCTGAGGTTACAGTAGCCCAAAAGACTATTGTATCAGAATTAAAAGAAAGTTATATAAAACCTAATGGTATTGCCCTTTCTATTGATGAACATAATCCAAATAGACATCAAGGAGATAAAGAAGAGCGTATGAGTGCTATTCTTGAACCTAAATATGATAATATGCAGATTTGGCATTATCGTGGAGGTAATTGCCAATCCCTTGAGGAAGAACTTATAATGAGGCACCCTCCTCATGATGACATTAAAGATGCTCTATCTAATGCAATTCATATCTCAGTAATACCAAGACAAAGACTTAATTCTAGTCTTGGAAGTAATATTATAACTCATGCGCGTTTCGGGGGGTGTTCTTGGTAAAATGTAGAAATCCAGAATGTAATAAGGAGTTTACTCGCACTTTATTAAGAGGAAGACCACATCCGAGACAAAAGTTTTGTTGTGTTGCTTGTATGAAAAGAGAAGAGTATATAATTAAGTCTTTAGAGTATAAATGGAGACTTAATAAATTAATGGCAGCAGCTAAGAATAGAGCAAAAGAGAAGGTCCTACCTTTCAATTTAACTTTAGATTATTTAGTGTCTCTTTGGGAAGCATCCTCTGGCTGTTGCGTTTTAACAAGGCAACCCTTTGATCTATCTTCTTGGGGTAATAAGAGCCAAGTTTCTCCACAGGCCCCTAGTATAGATAGAATAAAGCCTAGTCTAGGGTATATAAAAGAAAATATAAGATTAGTCACTTATCATATAAATATATCTTTGTCTGATTTTGGAGAAGAAGAGTTCAAGAAATTAATTGCTGCCTATCAGGACAGCGTTGCTTATTAAAGGAAATAAAATGGCAGATAAAATTGAAGGTTATCGTAAACGTGATGAATCATATACATCAAGTACTCCAAAAGAAGTAAGTAAAGAAATGCCTATCTCTCCTCCTTCAGAAGGAAGTTCTATGTCTACATTTAGAAAATCAATGGAAGATCATATGAATGATATAAATATTGGACGAGGTAATGGAATTCCTAATAATTATCAAGAAAAAAAGGTTAAATAATGGCAGGGAAAGTAGCTCAGATACAGGAGATAATTAGTCCAACTAGTCTTGCTAGGCAATTAGCAGGATTATATAATAAATGGTGGATACAACGTTCTGCTAAAGAAGCAGAGTGGAGGGAACTCCGTGGGTATCTATTTGCTACTGATACTACTAAAACAACTAACTCTAAACTTCCTTGGAAGAATAAAACAACCATCCCTAAATTAACTCAAATTAGGGATAATCTCCATGCTAACTATAATGATGCTATTTTCCCTAATGATGATTGGCTTCGTTGGGAAGGTTACAGTGTTGACGCTGTAGTACAGACCAAACGTAAAGCTATTGAAGCCTACATGAAGAATAAACTTCGTGAGGGTGGTTTTAGAGAAACAATTTCAAAATTACTTAATGATTATATTGATTATGGTAATGTTTTTGCGGAAGTCCTTTGGGTAGAAGATAAACATACTGATCCAGTAACAGGAGAAAAAGTAGTTAATTATGTAGGACCAAAAGCAGTCCGAATTTCTCCTTATGATATAGTATTTAATCCTACTGCTCTTACCTTTAAAGACTCTCCTAAATTTACTCGCTATCTTAAATCAATAGGAGAACTTAAAAAAGATGTTCTAATGGATTCTACATTAGGATATAACAAAGAAGTATATTCTAAGATAATTGATACTAGAAAAGCTCTTAATGCTTTCCGTATGGAAGATATTAATAAAGCTGGTGGATATTTAATTGAGGGATTTGGTTCTCTTAATGAATACTATCAATCAGGTATGGTTGAAATCCTTGAGTTTGAGGGTGATATTTATGATGTAGTAAATGATGAATTAAAAGAAAAACGAATCATTACTATTGTAGATCGTACCCATATTTTAAGAGATATTGCTAATCCTTCATGGCTTGGTCAAGATACTAAATGCCATGTTGGTTGGAGAGAGCGTCAAGATAATTTATATGCAATGGGGCCACTAGATAATTTAGTTGGTATGCAGTATCGTGTAGACCATCTAGAGAACTTAAAAGCTGATGCTCTTGATCTTACAATTCATCCCCCATTAATTATTAAAGGTGATGTAGAACCTTTTGTTTGGGGACCAGAAGTACAAATCCATATTCCTGAAGATGGTGACATTGCTCCTATAGCCCCAAATCAACAAGCTTTCATGGTTAATAATGAAATTTCTTCTTTATTAGCATTAATGGAAGAAATGGCTGGTGCTCCTAAAGAAGCAATGGGATTCCGTACTCAGGGGGAGAAAACTGCCTTTGAAGTTGATAAGTTAGATAATGCTGCTCAACGTATTTTCCGTAATAAAACTAATAAATTTGAAATAGAATTTATGGAGCCATTACTTAATAAAATGCTTGAAATGGCAAAACGTAAAATGGATACAGTAGACATTGCTCGTGTAATGGATACTGATCTTGGAGTAATGGAATTTATTTCTATTACTAAAGAAGATATTACTGCTAAAGGTAAACTACGTCCTATTGGATCTAGACACTTCTCTGCAAGAGCACAACTAATGCAAAATATGTTAGGAATCTTTAATAGTCCAGTAGGACAAATGATTGCTCCTCATGTATCTGCTAAGAATCTTGCTAAACTTGTTGAAGAACAAATGGGGTTTGAACAGTACCAATTTATTAAAGATAATATTGCTGTTACTGAACAACAGGAAACTCAAAGGCTTATGAACCAAGCAAGTGCCACTCTACAAAGTGAACAGGCAGTTCCAGCAGAGGAGCAATTACTTACTCCTCAAAATAAGTAAAATAGTTCTTGACAAAAACATTAAATCATGATATACTTATTATAGTAATGTAGAAATATAAAACTATTATAGGTATATAAATGAAAGAACAAATTAAATCCTTATGTAAAGAAGGAAAATCAAATAAAGAAATAATGTCCATATTAAATATAACTAATCCTTTGATTTGTTATTATAAAAGACAATTAGGAATAAAAAGAATAAAGAAAGTATACCCAATAGGGAAACGAAAAGAGAGGTTAGAAAGAACAAAACTCTCTCCTGAACAACTAACCCAAGCTATTTTAAAATATCAAAGAAAAAAAGAAAATTCTACAAGAACTAAACATGAATTTTCTATTCTTTTTGATGATTTAGTATGGAATAAGGTCTGCCCTATCTTAGGATTAGAACTTGATTATTTTAGTACAAAAGCTTCTCCTAATAGTGTATCTTTTGACAGAATCAATTCTTCTTTAGGATATATAAAAGGAAATGTACAAATTATTTCTTGGAGAGCAAATAATCTAAAAAGCAATGGTACTAAGGAAGAATTTAAATTAATTCTTGACTATTTTGATTCTTTGTGATTTCTATAGCACTTGTGGAGTCAATCTATTTGTGATATAATATATACTATACATATGAATTTAAACTTAAAATCAAAAGAAGCAAAAGAATATACAAAAGAAGAAATTTATTTAATTATTCAAGAGTATATTATTGAACAAATTGATCTCTCTAGACGTAAAACTCTTGATGAAGATTCTTTTAATAAACCTAGTTGGAGTGAATATCAAGCTTATCAACTAGGATTTCAAAAAGCCTTAAGTAAAGTAGCATCATTTCTTCCTGACCCGGACGGTAATTAAAATTGACAACTGAAACAACTGTATTTAATCAGGTGACCCCTGACCCTGTAACACCTGTAGTAGTTCCTTCTACACCAGTTCTTCCACAAGATGTATCTGAGTTTGTAGGGGTAGGTAAGAAGTATGCGTCAGTAGATGATGCTCTTAAATCAGTTCCTCATGCACAAAAGCATATTAATACTCTTGAAGAAGAGCTAGCACTTGTGAAAGCAGAATTGGTAAAGCGTCGTACTACCGAAGAACTTCTTACTGAACTAAAGTCTACTAGTAATTCAAATGATGGAACACCACCTCAGAATAATTTTACTCCAGAAGACCTACAGAAAATAGTAAAACAGACTATTGAACAAAATGAACAACAAGTAGTTGCTAAAAATAATATTAATTTAGTGACCTCTACTTTTACAGAGAAATTTGGAGATAAAGCAGAAGCAACTTTTATTCGTATTGCTCAAGAGTCTGGGATTTCTATCTCTAATCTTAATAGGTTAGCGGCATCATCTCCTGCTGTGGTTATGAAATTAGCTGGACTTGAAAATAAGAAGATAGAGTCTGTTGTAACAAAACCTAGTGGTACAATTAATACCCAAACTCTAAATGATAATGGAAATCAAACTTCATTAACTGCTAGAGTAAAGCAAGGTGCTTCTACTAAAGATTTAGTTTCTGCTTGGAAGATTGCCGGTCAAAAAGTTGGTAAAACAACTTAATATAAATAAAAGGAATAAATAATGTCTCAATTAACAACTAATACAACTGCTTTTATCGAAGCACAACAGTATAGTCAGTTTATCTTGGATAACCTGCATGACTATCTGCTTCCTGAAGGTATGTCTCGTGATGTCTCGGATTTTGGTTCGGGTACAACTCTTAATATCAAAACTGTAGGTACAGTAACATTACAAGATGCTGCTGAGGATACTCCTCTGGTATTCAATCCTATTGACACTGGTACTATCACACTGTCCATTACTGATTATATTGGTGATGCTTGGCGTGTGTCTGATGACCTTCGTGAAGATGGTTCTCAAGTAGATACCTTAATGGCAATGCGAGCAATGGAGTCTACTCGTGCTCTTGGTGAAAACCATGAGTCTCGTTTTCTCTCTGTAGCTAACTTGGCCCAAACTAATGCTAACGTGAACTTGATTAACTCTCGTCCTCACCGTTGGATTGGCGGTGGTGCTGGTGTTACTACTCGCGTAATGTCAATGTCTGACTTTATTGCAATGAAATTGGCTTTTGATAAAGCTAATGCCCCTGCTGGTGGTCGTATTGCTATCGTCGATCCTATTGTTGAGGCTACTATTAATAGCTTGACAAATCTGGTAAACGTATCTAATAATCCACAATTTGAAGGTATTATTACTGATGGATTTGCACGTGACCATAAGTTTGTCCGAAACATCTTTGGATTTGATATTTATACTTCTAACTATCTACCTCTGAAAACTGCTACTGAAGCAGTGAATGCTTCTACATATGGTTTGGCTAACACTACTGCTGCTGTTGGTGACGTTGCTAATATCTTTATGTGCGTTGCTGATGATTCATGCAAACCTATTATGCACGCATGGCGTCGTCAACCTCAAACTGAGGGCTGGCGTGATCCAGAAGGTCGTGGTGATAAGTTCCAAGTTACATCTCGTTTTGGCCTTGGTGCTCAACGTGTTGATACTCTTGGTGTTGTTTTAACCAGCGCATCTACATACTAATCTAAAGGAGATATAAATGAGTTTTGAACTTGATGGTAAACGTAGTGTATTGAATTCCTATGGTGTTCGTACTACAAATTCTGCATATGGTGCAGAGCAGTCTGATGAAGTAGTTAAGTATGTATCAGTAGAATTTCAAGCCCCTTCATCGGGTGCTGGTGGTGCTACTAATGGTATGGCGGCTGCTGCTTGGGCTAAGGGGGGTTTGGATGTAGTTATTCCAGTAGGGGCTATTTTCCTTCGTGCAGATGTTATTGTAGAAACAGCATTTGATGCTCTTACTGCATTGACTATTGGTACATACCGTTCTTCTGATGGTACAACTGCAATTGCTGCTGAAGGTTTAGTAGCTGCTGCTGGTTCTGCTCTTACTACGATTGATGCTGTTGGTGATCGTTTAGTAGGTGCAGGTACACAATTAGTTACTGGTACTGCCGGTCTTGGTGCTACATTGTATTCATCTGTTATTCGTGTATTGTATACAGGTACAGTCCCTACTGTTGGTAAGGCTCGTCTGATTGTGCAATATGTACTTAAAGCAGCTTAAATAATAACTATAACTAGTTAGTCCTTGAGGGGGTAGGGGTTTCGCCTCTACTCCCTCTTTTAATTTTATTGGAGAAATAAATATGGCATTACCAAATGGCAACTCAATGGACTTTAATGGTCTTGAATTAGAATGTGCCCAATTGAATATTGGGCCTTCTGCAACTGTAACTCAACTTACAAATCGTTCTACAGGTGTAACAATTAATGCTGCTTCTGGGCAAATTACTACTGATGCAACTTCACTAGCTGCTGGTGCAGAAGCAACTTTTATTGTAACAAATAGTACAGTAGGTGCTAAATCGGTCCCTGTAGTAGCTCTTGCCTCTGGAGCAACTGCCGATACTTCAGTAGCAGTAGTCTCTGCTGTGGCTGCTGGTTCCTTTAGTATTCGTCTTACTAACTTAAATGCTGCTACTGCTGATACAGGTGCAAGTGTAATTAACTTTGTAGTTATCAACGCGGTTTAATTAAATCATGGCTAAAATGACATTATTGGAAATAGTACAGGACATACTTTCAGATATGGATTCAGATCCAGTCAATAGTATTAATGATACTGTTGAGGCATTGCAAATTGCTCAAACTGTAAAAACTACTTACAATAATATTGTTGATGGTCGTGATTGGCCTTGGCAGTATGAGTTATTTCAGTTTGATGCTCTCTCTAGCACAGCCAAACCAAATTACTTAAAGATTCCAGATACTATTATTAGTCTGGAATTTGTTAAGTATAATATTCGTAAATCTACAGATACTAAAGATAAATTTGTAGGCATTTTGTACAAGTCTCCTCAAGACTTCCTTGATCTAGTAACACGAAGAGATTCAAGTCTTACTACTATTCAAGTAGTTACTGATTTTGGTGGAGTAAGTCTTAATATATTAAATAATAAGGCTCCACAATATTATACATCATTCGACGATCAATATATTGTATTTGATTCATTTGATAATACAGTAGATACTACAGTAATGGCTAGTAAATCTTCTGGTCATGGCAAGAGAGGTGTAACATTTACTCTTAGTGATACATTCATTCCTGATCTTCCAGTACAAATGTTTTCTTACTTGCTTAATGAATCAAAAGCAACTTCATTTGTTAATTTTAAACAAATGCAAAATGGAAAAGCAGAACAGAACTCAGTAAGTCAAAAACGACGTATGAGTCAAGATGCTTGGCGTATTAAAAATGGAATCTCATTCCCTAATTATGGACGTAAATAATTATGCCAGTAAATAAAAAAATGATGTCTAGTATGAAAAAACAGTATGGTAAAGAAAAAGGTAGAGACGTATACTATGCAGTTGAAAATAAAATGAAAAATAAGAAAGCAAAACCAAAGAAATGAAGTCTTTTGAAACGTTACTAGGTAAGAAAATAGAATTATTTCGTGATATTAAAACCACATTAATCCGTTTAAAGTTTGTTCCCGGAGGGGAATTACCAGAAGAACTATCTGGTCTTTATAAATCAGAACGTGATGCAGAAAAAGATATTTTGTTTTATTTAGAACGAGTTAAAGATAAAAAACCAAGATTAAAAGACAATGGCTAATATAGTAAAAGAACTCCAGATAAATTCTTTTGTAAAAGGTTTAATTACAGAAGCTAATCCACTTACATTTCCAGAAAATGCTTCTCTGGATGAGGAGAATTTTGTTCTCGAACTTAATGGTTCTAGGTCTAGACGGCTCGGTCTTGATTATGAGTCTGGATATGCTTTTACTAATACAACTTTTACTGATGCTAATATGGCCTCAGCTAATATTTCTTTCCATTACTGGCCTAATCCCGGAGGAAGTACTACAGTATCATTAGGAGTAGTAAGAATAAAAAATAAATATTATTTTATTAATCTACTAGCTACTAGTCCTAGTAATGCTATTTTAGACACTTATTTTGCATTAGGGGACACAGGGCCGATAACTTCTGCTGTGATTAATGGGTTTTTAATTATCTCTCCTAGTACAGTGGCAAGTGCCTCCATTATTTTTTCTTGGAATAAAACTACTAATTTAATAGCTTCTACTGAACAAATTTATATAAAAATTAGAGATTTTTATGGTATATATGAAAGTACTAATGTAACAGATAGACCAGCAGCATTAACTATGGATCACCACTACAATTTATTAAATCAAGGTTGGAATGATGATAGAATGCAGTCTACTTGTGGTGTTGCTGTTTCTCCTATGCAGTGTGTTAAAAATACAGTTAATCCTGTAACTCCCGGAGGAGTAGCCATACCTACAGGATACCCAAGTAATGCTGATGTGATGTCTTTAGGTAGAATTGGTGCTACTGGTGCTGCTGGAATGTACAATAAATTTGATCCATTAGCATTATTTGCAAATTCAACTGATAATAATCAATCCCCAAAGGGGCATTTTGTATTATCTTATAATGCTAGAGGATCTGATAGAACTACTTATTCTGGAGTAGTTGGTTTGCCTACTGACCTAGAAAATTCTTTTATTACTATTGTAGCAGCATATGCTTCAAGAGCTTTTTATTCAGGATGTTTATCTAATATTTCTGGGGGCGATAATAATTCCCCTAATTACTCTGGGTATATTTTTTTTAGTCAGATTGCTACTAGTAAAGATAAACTAAGTAAATGTTACCAAGAAAATGATCCTACTTCTCCAGATATTTCTGATATATTGGACACTGATGGGGGAACAATTCATATCCCAGAGGCTACTAAAATAGTTGGATTAGTTCCATATGGAACCTCATTGATTGTTTTTGCAGAAAATGGTGTATGGGAAATTACTGGCGAAAATGGAGTCTTTAGGGCTACTTCTTATCAAGTAAATAAAATAACAAATATAGGAGTAGTAAGTCCAACTTCTATAGTAGAAGGGGCAGGCCAATTATTATATTGGGCTAATTCTGGAATATATGCAGTAATTCCAGATCAAACTACAGGTAGATTATCAGTACAAAGTATTACTCTAAATACAATACAAACAACTTATAATAATCTCTCTACTACTTGTAAACAATATGCTAAAGGATTTTTTGATGAGCGCAATAATATAGTCCGCTGGTTATATAATGATACTTCTGCATATTCTACTACAAATTATATAAGTAAGTATAATAAACAACTTAATTTAAATCTTTCATTAAAAGCTTTTAATATATATAATCTTGGGGATACTAGTGCAACTACTTCCCCTTATGTAGCAGATTTTATTAAAATACCAAACTATAGTCCTAGTTCCATAGTATCACGAGTAGAGCCATATTCTTTATTAACTATTAAAAATGGTACATTTACAATTAGTAAGTATTCGAGTACTAGATTTAAAGATTGGTATACTAATGATTCAATAGGGGTAGATTATTCTAGTTATTTGATTACTGGACATGAAATATTTGGTGATATTTCTCACTCTAAACAAATACCATATATTAATTTCTATTTTGATAGGACAGAACAGAATTTTATTCTATCTGGTACAGATTTAGTATTAGATTTTCCTTCTAGTTGTCTTGTACAAGCACAATGGGATTGGTGTAATAGTGCTAATAGTGGTAAGTGGGGAGCACAATTCCAAGCATATAGATTACTTCGTAATTATATTCCTACTGGAGTTGGTACTTTTGATTATGGTGAAAGAGTAATTATTACTAAGAGTAAATTACGTGGTTCTGGTAAAGCATTAAGTCTTAAAATATTATCTGAAACAGGTAAGGATATGAAGTTATTAGGGTGGTCTTCTGATGTTACAGTTAAACCAAAAGTCTAATACTGAAGTAATGTATTCTGATGATGATATTACTATCTCATTAGAATATTTAGTTAATACTAATATATATATTGTACATACTAAAGTATCTAAATGGTCTTTATCAAAGTATAAGAAATATGTATTAGAATTTGCTAATATATTAAATACTTTAAAATTAAGGGAAATAGAAGAAGTATTTACTATTCCTCCTACTGATAAGATAGAAAAATGGCAGAGACTATTTGGTTTTATTGATAGTGGATATAGACCAAGAGGATTAAAATTAATGGTAATTAAAACATGAGTCTAGAAGATCTAGCAGATATACCTACATTTGGTGGATACACAGCTATTAGTGGATCTAAAACTACTACTTATTCTAAACTAGGTAGAGTAGGGGAAGGTATTGTTAAAAATCTTTCTGGGGAATATGAAGCAGAGAGGGCTAAAGCACAGCACGAAGCCAATGCTGCCCAGCAAAGGCAAGCTGAGGCAGAGGCTCAGAGAGCACGTATATCTCAACAAAGAGAGGCTCGTATACGTAGAGCACAAGTACTAGCCTCTACAGGCATCAGTGGCTCTTCTGGAACTGCTGGGGCTATTGCTAGTATTGGTTCTCAAGAAGCAAATAATATTTCTACTATTAATCAAAATCTAGACTTTTCTGCTCAAATTAGTGCTGCTAATCAAGTTGCTGCTGATGCTTCTGGTGCTTCTGCTCTTGCCTCTGCTCAATTTGGTGCAGGAGTTTCTATCTTTAGTGCTGGATTCCCCGGAGGACTAAAAACTATATTCAGTGATGCTGTTGCTCCTGCTGATGCTTCTGGTGAAGTTAAATCAAAAGCACATATTATTAATAGAACACCTAATAGATAAGGAATATGGATAATTTTCAAGTCCCCACAATTCAAAATGATGTTAGTACAATGTCTCCTAAGAAAGCCTCTGAGGAGGCTTTTTACGCTTCTGCTACAGTAGGTGGCCCCAATTTAATTACTAATTATGATACTGCTACTGCTGATTTACAGCAAAAAGGACAATCAGAATTTATAGATACTGAAAAAGCCAAATGGAATCAAGAACAAGAACAAAATAATAAAGATACTATCTCGGGTATTATAGGTGATCCTACAGTATCTAAAAGTATTAAAAAATCTATTTTACAAGGATATGCTCTCACTGGAGAGCTTCCTTCTACACTAAAAGATAAGTATATTCAGAAGACAGCTATTGCCTCTACTCATGAGACTATTGATGATAAAGAAAATCAAGATGTTATTGTAGAACAATTAGGTCAAAGAGTCGCATCAAATACAAAAGATAGTGTAGATAATAATATTGCTTCTGGTACATTAGCTTTAACTAATATACTTAGTCAAGTAACAGTAAGACAAACCCTTGGTTTAAATCAGATGGAGGATACAGGTAAAGCTGTAGCCTCTATTGGTGCTTCTATTTTATCTAGTATTCCTGCTGGTATTGCTGGATTATTTCAAACAATTAAAGAACAAGACCCATCTAAGGGGGTAGAAGTAATTTCTGACATACAGGCATATGTACATTCTAAAATGCCTTTAGATAAGAAGTCTGAACTTATTCAAGAATCTATTTTAAAAGCTGTAGATGCTTTAAATATACCAGCTAAAGTAGTTGGCGATTTTATAAATAGTGCTAAATTTACACAAACTCCTGAAACAATAGCTAAATTAAAAGACCTTGGCATAACAGATACAGGGACTAATCCAAAGGAACAAGCTGCTCTTGCAACGGCAGGAGAAATATTATTAAACCCACTTAATTTTATTGGGATGGAAAGTGCAAAAGCAGTAAAAGCTACTAGAGAACTTCCTGCTAGTATTTATACTCCTAAAATACCAATTGATTCTCCATTAGAAATTACTAATGTAGCTAACCCAGTAGCGGCAGAGAAATCTGCTCTTGCTGCTATTAAAGAGCCCACAGGAAAATTAGCTGCTGCTCTTGGGGTAGATAAAGGAGAGATTGTTCATGATTGGGTATTACCAAAAGCAATCGCCCCCGAAGTAGGAAAAATGCACCCTGATCTTTCTGCTAAACTTATTGCAGATATACAAGCTCAGGATGATGCTGTACGAACAAGTTTTGTACAATCTCGTTATGATCCTAATATTCTTAATGCTACAAAACGAGAAGAAGAAGTAAGTCAGATCTTTCAAATAATGAAAGAGTCTCGTATGCCTTATTATAATCAATCTATGTCATTGATTAATGAGACAGATAAATTATTTGAAGGTAATACAGTATTTGGTCGTAATGGATCAGGTGGATATGTACGTGCTGGAGATGCTCAACGAGCATATAATAATCTTAAAGAATCAATTGATTTATTACCTGAAGAGCAAAGAGGTAGCTTATCTATTGTTAAAATGGATGGTCAACACTATCTTAATTGGCAATGGAAAAAAGAATATAATGAATTAAATAATGAAGTATTTAGTAAAGACTCTATTCAAACATCCGTACTAGGAAAGGATGTTTCTGATCTTGCTCGTTCAGGATTAGGTCGTTGGATATTTCCTACTGGAAGATTCCCAAAAGATATTGAAAGTGCTTCATTAAGAGCAGTAGAACGTGGAGCAGTACTTAAAAAAGATCTTACTGATTCTATTAGTAAGAATATTGCTTCATCTAAACATAAGGCCGAACTAGATTACCTTATTAATGATGCAGAACAAAAAGGAATTGAATATTACAGTCCTGAAAAGATTAGTTCAATGTTTCCTAAACTATCTAAATCAGAAGCAGAAGATTTATTTGTAACCCATACTTATTGGAATAGACAACAACAATATAACCATAATTTCTTAAATCGTATTGAAAGAAATAGATTGGTTGCTGGTGATATGCAAGGTCTTTATAAGAAAGATGGGACTTATATTGGACATGTTTCAGAGAAGGTGGGGCCTTCCGAATTAAATGATATTAAAGAAGTATGGGATTTTGATAAAGGAACTCCAGTAGTATTAGAACAAGACAGTTTGAAAGTATCTGGAAGAAAGGTAGTACGATTGCATGATCCAGTAATAGGGGAAGGTACTCGTCATGAGTATGGCCTAACTGGAACTGATGCACATTTAAATCTTTTACCTCAAGAGGTTCTACCAAAGATCCCCGGATATTCTGGACGTAGAGTTAAAGAGAGTTGGTATGTGGATGTTAAACCAAAAACTCTTGAAGTTAATGGAAAAACTATATCTGATCCAAAAGGATTAGATGCTTATGTACTAACTAAAGCTGCTACTAAAACAGAGCATGAAGGATTAAAGGTAGCAGAACAATTACAAGAAAAATATCCAGATCACACCATAACTGTTCGTCCAGAAAGACAAGATAATTATGGTAGAGTAATGACCGACTATGGTATTCATCAAGAGTTCTTAAAGCACTCAATGCAAAGAGGAGAGAGACTTCCTTCTTTGAATGGCCCTGCTCGTCTTGAAGATCGTATGACTACTCTTCACAATACAACTAATTCTATTGCTCGTACAGTATCAATGGCTACATGGGAAGAATCTTTTAAACGTAAGTTCCTTGCTGGATTCTCTGAATTTACAAAAGGAGAGTTTCCACAATATGCTACTGATATTCATCCAAAACCAAATATGGATAGGGCAATGAAACAGGAGTATAATACTGCTCATGCAATGTTTAAACAGTATGAACGTATTAAAAATAGTGAGACCCTTGGAGATTTTTATTATACTCAAGGTCTACATACTATAGCAGATACACTAGAGAAATGGAAACTTCCTTCTGGTCTTGTAGAAAAACTAAGAGGTAAACATGAAAACCCATTAATGGCAGCTAAGAAATTAGCTACTATATTTTATATTCATCTTAATATCCCTCGTCAATGGCTTGTGCAAACAGCTCAGCAATGGGAAATGTATGCTATTAATCCGTCTACAGCACAAAAGAACTTTGCTAATACAGCCGCTATAAAAATGTATTTAGGGGCAGAGTCTAAAATGACATCACAATTTAAGGACATAATTCAATCCAATATGAAAGTATTAGGAGAGAAAGCTGGTAATAAAGAGTTTCTTGATGATGTGGATGCAATTAGAAAATCAGGAATGCTTCAGGCTGTTGATATGAATTCTATTGTCCATGGTGTATTCCGTGAAGCTGATAGGCATCTCATAGAGAATGTACCAGAGAAAGTTTGGAAGGATATAACTACTCTAGGAAAAACTCCCATTAGAGCTTCTCGTACTATTGGATTTGATTCTGCGGAATTAACAAATAGAATTGGTAACTGGTTGCAAGTAAAGGATATGTGGAAACAGAAATACCCAGAACGTAATTGGAAAACAAAAGAGGCCCAAGAAGAAATTTCAGTAGAAGCATTAAAATTATCTGGTGGAATGAATCGTGCTGGGCAATTACCTTATCAAGAAGGTATGGCATCTATTTTCTTTCAGTTTGCTGCTATTAATCATAAGATGTTAATGAATCTTATTCAAGATAATGCTACTCTTATGTCTGCTTCCCAAAGAGCTAAACTAGCTGCTGTTAGATTTGCTTTATTTGGTGGTAAATATGGTATTCCCGGTGGAGGTATTGCATATTACTTTATTGAGAAATCAAATAATGAGGATGTGAAAAAATATTCAGAGCAGATTAAAAGAGGAGCTATTGATTATTCTACTAATCATTTAATGGCTGCTTTTGTAGAGCCTAATGAGAAACCTGATCTCTCTGTTTCTAAGGCTTTATCTCCTTATTCACAGGGATTTATTCCTTACTTAGATTTTGCATGGGAAACTGCTAAATTAGTAGATAATAAACCAGCAGGTCCTCGTTACCCTTCCTTTGGTATGATTAGTTCTTTTGGACAAGCAGTTGAAGATATTCAAGGGTGGTGGAAAACTCGTGATGTAAATGAGACTAATTATAAGCAAATGTTTATGGAAGCAGCAGAAACTGCCTCTGGATTTAATAACTATGCTCAAGGATTAGCTATGCTTGGTATGAGAGATAAGATTACTAAGATGGGTAATAAAGAGGGAATGGAATTTACCAAGCAAGAAGCTTATGCTAAAATGATATTTGGTATAGGTACTGGTAAAGAGGAAGATCTCTGGGATTTAGTTCAAAAGACTAATGATAGAAAAGCCCAATCAAAAGAAATGGCTAAAGTAGTTTATCAACAAATTTCTAATCAGATTAATAAACTAAAGCAAGATGGTGATATAAATGATTATGAAGAGCATGTAAAGAGAATTAATTCTTTTATTAATGTTCTTGATCCTAATCATTTTAATGAAGCAGATAAATTAGATGTTATTACTGAGATAGAAAATATTGATAAGAAAAATCATACTTCTATTAAACAATCAATTATGGCAGATCATTGGAAATATCATCAGGAACAAAGAACTCAAGAATGGAAACAGATAGATGATATTCTTGGTCGTAGTCCTGATCCTGAAGTACAGAAATATATGGAAGCAATTAGAAAAGGTAATATGTAATTATGGCTAAATTTGGAAGTGATGTTACAAGTATGTCTCCAGTAAGTCCTTATGTAGGAAAATATAATCTACAGGGAGTACAAGATAATAGTTCAGCCATTGTTGCTCAAACTGTAGGGGAAGCAGCTAAAGCTGGAGGAGAACTATATCAAGGAAGTATTCTCAATAAAATATCTCTTGAAGATCAAGCCAATGTACAAGAGTATATGGATAGATCACATCCTCAAGAATTACAAATAGAGGCAGCAGGATTATCCAAAAGTATTGATAATATTTGGGGTAGTTTAGATGCTACTATTGAAGATGTAAATCCAGTAGAAAAAGAATTTCAGAGTAGGGTATCACGTCTTAAAACTGCTGTAGATCAAGGAGTAATGTCACCAGAAGAATTTACTAATCGTACTTTATCTACTCTTCGTAATGCAGTAAATAGGAATCCCGGAATGATTAAAGAATTAGCAAATCACGCTAATTCAGTTCTGGCTTTGACTGGAATTAATGGGATTGTCCAGCAAGACATTGCAGATAGAGATAAAATTGCAAATGCAAAACATGCAGATGAAGCCTTTATTCTTGATATTGCAAAGAAAGCTAATACTCCGTTAATGTACAATCCTAATGGTAGTATTGATTATGTTGGTATGAATAAAGTTAATAGTACTTGGCAAGGAGAGAAGGCTTTATTAGATTCTGCTGATAGACAAAATCAATTTACAGAAGAAAACTTCAGAAACTTTGGGCCTCAATATGCTACAGGAAAGATTAATGAGGCTACTGATTTAGCCATTAATATTTTAAAAGACCCTACTATGCCATTAGATAAAGCAATGGTACAGGTTAATCTTGCTCTTGATTCTGTAGAGAAAGGGTTTACTTCTGATCCACGAGTAGGAAGAATTCTTGATAAACCTTCTGTAGCTTCTACAGTGACATATCTTAGAAATCAAGTTAATGCTATTAAATCTAATATAAAATCTTTTGCTACAAAAGAAGATGCTGCTGCTTATTTTAAAAATTCTACTAATATAATTAGAGATCAACAGTATCAAGATATGTCAAAAGTAGTTAATCCACAGATGCTTGATATGTTAAGTAAACTTACAGCTAATGTAGGAGTAGCAGATTTTATTTCTAAACAGCCAGAACTTAAAGTAGAAGTATATAATGGTATTACTAGAATATTAGATGGTTTACCAACTAATTCAGCAGTAATGTATGGGGGTAATGCTAAATCTCCAATCAATACTATTATTAGTGCTCTATCTAAAGATGCGGGTAAACCAGATAATCCTAATGCAAATACAGCTTTGTCTAATACATTTAGAACAGTAGATTCTGATATTACTAAATTACCTATTGGAGATAAGTTTAATTTCTATTCTAATTATACTAAGACTCTTGGTAATCCAGCTAATAAAGAAGGTCTTGCTAAATTAGATGATGATGCTAGGGCAAAAGCTACAAATCATGTTAATGATTATGCAAATATTACATTAACTAATATGAAAGAAGTTCTTGATAAATCTGTAACTGCAAATGATAAGGTTATATTTAATGTACTTCCCGATGGAAGATTATCAATTACTTCTAATAATCCTAGTCTTACTAATGAATTAAATACCAAATTTATTCCTCGTATTAATGATAGTATATTAGCAATCTCTAATCTTAGTGGTCATACTGCAACTAAAGAAGCGGCTAAGGAATTCTATAATACTCATAAACAATTCTTTATTGGTGGAAAATAATGCCTATTGAGTTATCTAAAGAATTCTTTGATACTGCTGGATGGGGAGATATTAATAAAGCAGTTATAGAAAGTCAATCAGGTAAAGATGAACAACGGGCTTTAATATTACAAGCTGAATATATCCAGTCCCCAGATAAATCTCTCCTTGGAGATATTAAAAAACAATCCAATCATATTGGAGATTTTAAAGGAATGCCTGCTTTTAATGGATTAGATATTAATTTAAAGAATGTTAATTATGACCAAGTATTAGAACATATTAGTAATCCAATTAATATTGAAGCTATTAAAACTAAAGAAGGTTTTAGTAATCAAGAACCAACTAAAGAGGAAATAGAACAAGCTAAAAAAACTGCATTTGGTGGAGTTGATCTTCGAAAAAAATATCCTAATAGTAAGATTGCTCAGGGAATAGAGCATGGTGGATATGTAGAAAATATTCTTAATGATAACCCTAATCTTGTTCCTATATTAGCTCCTCTGGGGGCTGTAGCAATACCTCTATATCAATTAGGTAAAACTACAGAAACAGGACGAGAGTTATTAAAAACCTCTTCCGAGCCAGCTTCTAAACCAAGTATTGAACAGATGATGGGAGGATATGAAGGATTGGGTAGAGGATTATCTAAATACATGGCAAAGGAATTTGCAGATTTTATGGGAATAGAAATTACAAAATAAGAACGAAAAAAAAGCCCCTATCTTAATTGATTAGGGGCTTTTCTATTTAGTGCACTACAATACTAGATGATTCTTTTGGTTTATGAATCATTAACTTAAATTCAATATCTGGATTTTCTTTATACCTCCAGACAAATACTACTGGGGTTTCTTCAAGATCAATATCTTTGTGATCTTTCATAATTCCATTAACCAATTCTAGTAATTGGCCTTTCATTGGTTTCTCTTCTTTTATTTTTTGCATTTATAATTACCTATTAAATTTCACAATTCCCAGCACTACATGCTAGAGTTTGTGTTCCTTCTGTAAAATCATCAAGTTCAATAAATGAACTCCAATCAATATCTTTTGGCATTGTTGCCACCATAGCATTATATTGTTCTTCATTAATGTCTTGATATGGTGCTTGTACATATGTATGATTACTAAATGGGAGAAATGAAATCCCACTTACTTCATCAAAATATTTCCATACCCATGCACCAACTTCAGGCCACTCTTCTTCTTTAACACTAATTGTTACTGATGGTTTATGGTCACAAAAATATACTTGATATATTCTCCACAATTCTAATTGTTCAATTGCAGTCTTATCAGTACGGCATACTGCACCTTCTGGACTCTTCATTGGAAAACTAAATACTGCTGTACTATCTGGCCTGTATGCTTCATCTTCTACAGAAATGCCCTTATCTTTTAGGAATTGATAAATGGGGTCTTTCTTATCCATACGAATAGTTCGTATATAGAAGGGGTTATGTCTAGCATGAATGCCACTAGCAGAATCAACCAACTGACTGACAGTACCGGATGGTTTAACACAAGTGATAGAAGCAGAAGGGTTAATGCCCAACTTTTTAGCCCACTCTTCATTTGTATCCTTTGCTATCTGTTTTAATTCTACTAGCATATTAGGATTTGGTTCAGATGTTAATTTACAATCCATAATACCAGTAAGACTTACACCAAGTAATCTTTCTTCTTCTGTATTCTTTTTCCATTCATCAGAAAGAAATTGGAAATTAGTTAAGGTCGATTGGATCGTACCAAGTATTGTTGCGAGAACCATTTTTTTCTGTAAGTTCTGCATTGTATCTCCAGAGCGTACAACCACCTCGGTGAGATTACAGAACTGTTTATCTCGCAATATGATCTCAGAACAAGGGTTACAGCCATAAGCAAGTGCTCCATCTCTTCCTGATTTAACTGCTTGTTTTTGAGCAGCAACTCTATTGAAGATACCACGTTCCCCTGATTTTGATTTAACAAGACTAAGCCACTCCTCTAAAAATGTTTCAGCGTCGGGTTTCTCAGTATAAGCTACACTATTATTAGATAGACCCAAATGTGGTTTATCATTATACCAAGCACCCATCTTTGCTTCACGCATACGTCGATCAGTAAGATTAGATAATGAAATCAATGCACTACGACGAACACCACCAACTACAACAATCTCACCAATCATACACATTAATTCATGTACTTCAAGGCTATTTAATTTACGTCCCATTGCATCTTTAAAGATTTCAACAGTAAAATCAAATAATTTCTTTAATGGTTCAGGTCCACTAGCACGTCCACCAAAAGTACGCAACCTAGCACCAGCAGGGCGTACTCTACTAAAGTCAAATGAAGGTATTTCACCCCCATATAATGCTCCAATAAGTTTCTTATATGCCTTAGCCCATCCAAGTTTACTGTCTCCTACAATAATAACATCGTCAATATATTCAATACTATCTGGTACATTTGGAAGTTTAGCAATTTCTTGTCGTTCACAACTAAAACCAACTCCAGTACCATTCATTAGAATATAAAGAGCTTCACTAAAAGCTCGTTTATGATTAATTGCTAGATAAGAACAATTGTAAGCAGCAATATTATCACGTTCGCAAGCTTCTCCAGCAGCCATTAGTAAACGCATTGATGGCATTACTTCAAGATTAATAATTGCCCAATAAAGAGAACCAAAAGTCTTATCATCAAGAGTTACTTTTTGATTAATATAATTCATCAATCGAGAAACTGTTTCTTCCCATGTCTCACGACGTTTCTGTTCTGGAAGGTATCTTGCATAACGGCTTTTAGCAATTATTGTTTGATAAATTGTTGGTAATTCTTTATTCATATTCTCCATTATTTGTATTAAATTCCTCACTTAGAGAATCAAATTTCTCTTCTATTTTATCGGTAAAATGTTCTACAAGATCTTCTGATGAAATCTCTAATCTTTCCATCAGAGTAATCTCATCAATTTCTTTTAATTTTTCTATTAACTCTGATAGAATAAGGCTCACAATTTATTTCCCATTATATTATCTTTTTGTTTACTTCCTGCACTAGAACCATAATAATATGCAATAATAGTTGTCCAAGCAGTACCCAAAGAACCAATAAGAACTAATAGTACATCATGCCCTTCTTTAGGAAGATCATGAAATACAAGAAGACATAGTGTACCAAAGAAACCAAGAGTAACTACTCCGGCTAAAATTGCTGGTACTTTGTCTTTAACTGCAATCTCTCGTTTACGGGCACTATCACGATCATTAGCAGAAATCTGCTCAAGTGAAATACCATTATCTTCAAGATGCTTTTGAAGATCAATTTCCATTTGTTTAATAGCAAGAATTTGATCTCCAGTTAATTGACTATTAGTAAGAGCAGATTGAATTTGGGTTACTGTAGAACCTTCCATTCCCATTGCTTTACCAATCATACCCACTGCAAGCCCTGCAAAAGGCCCTCCAATTAATGTAGCAGCAGTTGGAGCAATTTTACCTAATACTTCTTTCCAATCAAATCCCATTAGTATCTCTCCCTTTCATAGGCAATTTTAATAAGGCTTACAAGTTTTGGGTCACGATAGGCAAAAGAGTCTGGAATATTTAAATTTAAAATTTCTTTACTTTTTAATCCTAAAGTAAATAATTTTTCGCCTAAAAGATATTGTTGTTCTTCATTCATACAAACAATTTCATCTGCCCAAGTTAATAGGACATCATCTACTTGTACTAGAGCATACTCATCACTAATACCAGCAGCCCTTGTATTATAATTAAAAGGTTCTTGGGAAAGAACTACAGCAGCAGTAGGACTACGAAGCAATCCTGCACTACATACACATAGTACTTTCTTAGTTTCCCCCTGAAAGGGATTAGTACAATTACCCAATCTATTCATAAAACTCATTTATTTTTCCTTTGTTCAATAAGAGTACGAATATAAACTGCACCATCAAGTAATTCTTCATATAGATGTTGCAGCATATCTTCATCTGTCTTTTCTGTAAGATATTTATTATATTTCTTAAATCCAAATATCTCACGTTGTTTTATATCTTTAATAACTAAATCAGTAGAAGATTTATCAATAAATTCAGTTACTTTATCTTGATATGTAAAGTCTTTATTGTCTTGTCTACCTATCATGAGGCCACCTTAATTCCTAGTGTGCCATTAATCTTCTTTGTATCTCGTGACCATGACCCACACCCAGTACACTTATATCGTTGGTATTGTCCTGCAATAGTATAGGATGTTCCCCGTTTGTGCAAGTGTTTACCACCACAATTAGGACATACATGTTCACCATTAGTAAATAGATTTTGATTAGGGTGATTCTTAATCCAAGGCTTTAATTTACCATAAACTTTTTCAAGAAGCATAACATCTTGGATATTATATTCTTCCATCATCTTCCAAGCTTCGGGATTATTCGCCATACAATCAACCCACAATTGAAAATTAGTCTCCTTCTTTTTACCTAATCCTAATTGCTGACTAATATAATCAAGTTTATTGGAAGGAAACTTAAACTGACTACGAGCAACCCTAAGAAGATCAATCTGCTTATAAGGTGACGGGGGAGTAAGACCATAGAGCAAGAACATTTTATTCAACCAAGGGATATCAAACTTAGACCCATTATAATGACAAACAACATCTGCCTCATCTAGTAGATCCCATATCTTTAACAACATCCTCTTGGGGTTTGTATTTTGAACCGAAGAAAAATATATTTTATTATTATCGTGCCATTTAGCCGCCCAACATAAAATTTCTCCAGAGCCTATAATTTGATTTATTGCTATATTTTGATCGTATAGGCCCCAAACATGTGCCGTAATCGGTGAAGTCTCTATGTCTAACATTAAAAGTTTTATGATAAGTACTCCTTAATTTTATTTTTATATGTCTCATATACACCAACCCGAACATTGCAGATTACACATAAAAGACCACGAACTTGCCCAGTAGTATGGTTATGATCTACAACTAATTTTCTTTTAAGTTCTATTTGATGTCTTTTACATATAGCACAACACCCATCTTGAGAATTAAAAAGAGTTTCCCAAGTTTTATGTGTTAGGCCGAAATTCATTTTTAATCTTGACTTCTCTTTAAGAACTTTAGTTCTCTCAGGATTCTTAAGTTTCCACTCCTTTGCTAACCTAATCCTACATATTTTACAGGCTGAGGTATAATATAATCCCGACTTGTAAAACTCAGTTTTGGGTTTAGTTTCTCCGCAAGAGGAGCAGCTTTTCATTCTTCTTCAATTTCCTCAATAGATACAATTTGATTCTTCATAATTGACATAATATCAGCACAATCTTCTTCACCAATAGTGCGAGCAAAGTGGAAATAATTAGTATCTTCTTTAATAAAGAATCCAAGAGACTTAAAGATTAAACTTGTGTCTGTAAATTCTTCCATATCTCCACTATAAAACCCCTCGGTTGAGAAATGATCTCGCCATTCAATTACATACATCCCATTTTTATTCAAGTTAATTTCCTTTGTAAATTAATCAAACCATTGTCTCCATTTACGTTCATTTTTTATATCTGCCCATTCAATGTGCATTTTATCACACCAATCTGAATAAGTAGTCTTTGATTTCTTATTTAATGTTAATTTACTATTCTGAAATAACATATATAATTTTACTTCTGGATTACATTTAATAACAAAGAGAATCTTTTGTCTATCAGTACTAGAAAATATACCTTTAGTTTCAATATAAGTCTTTGGTTTTATTTTCCAATCTGGAAGATAGTTTCTTCTTTTTTCAGGTTGAATATATACTAATTTTTCAGTTTCATATTGAACATTTAGTTTAAGAGATTCAATCTTCTTGAAGAAATTAAATTCAAAATTAGATCGAAATCCATTTTGAATAGCTTCTTTACGAGCAGTTCTTTTGGTTATTCTCATTATACTCTTTTACTGGTATATGGTGTATTGTTCTATAACCACAATCACAATCTACTGCTTCATAATCTTGTCTATGTTTCCATTTAAATTCATTTGTAAGATCAAAATAAGAGTGTTTCCCACAATTATCACAAGTTACTATGTATCTATTATTTATTATCATATCGGTTAGAGAACCTCTCCCCTTCCTTACGCATAATCCATAGGCAGTCTGCATTTATATCAAATCTATTTGAATCTTCATAATATACTTGAACTAATTCAAACATCTCTTCTTCAGTAATTAATGGATCAATTAATTTAGCAGCTTTTACTTTACCAATTCCTTTAACACCAAATATATTATCTGCCGTATCCCCGATGAGCATTTGTCTATAGAATTGTTTAAGACCATCTAATTCAGATACTTCGTGGTATTCATGTTTAATAAAATTATAGTGCATTCCGGGAATCATCATTAAATCTTTATCAATTGAACATATGACCGTCTCTTCTGTTTGATTAAACCCTAAAGCATCATCAGCTTCATACCCATCCGTAACTATAGATTTAAATTCATCAATAAGATATTGTTTGCAATCATTAAGATAAATTGGTTTAATAATATCTTTACGATTAGCTTTATATTCTGGATTGATTACTTTACGGAAATTATTTTCTCCAGACAAAAATGATAAGTATTTAGGGTCAAAAGATAATAATTCCATCATCATAGAATCAGTACGAGATATTGCTACATCAAGATTTTCATATTCTGATGATGATGCAGCACAGCGATAAGCAATTATGTCTGCATCAATTAGTAACATAATTAGAAAGGAATGTCGTCATCTAATGGTGTCTGTGTAACTTCTTTAGTAGTTTTCTTCGCCTGCTCATCAAAGTACATTTTGTAGTCTGGTTCATTGGAACCTTCTTTCTTAAAAGTGTTTTTAAAAATAACTACACGTAGATGCCCCATACTACCACTAAAATACTTTACACCTTCTTTACCTTCGTTAAGCCATAGGCCGGTCGCTTCGATCATTAATCATTCTCCACTTTTTCATTATCTTTAATTAAATTTCTATTCTGTAATTGAATAAAACCTGTACCTTTATCATTATAAGGAATATTATGGTCTCCAAATACAGCCTCATCATCACTCTCTGATTCTTCTTTAGTATACTTCTTCTTACCAAAGATCCGGTCATAACCATCATCATAATCTTTAGTTTTTGGTTTACTTACTAATCTTGCACCAGTAATATCATTAGTAGCCATTATTCATCCCATTTATGAATTAACATAAATGCTACAAAGACAATTACTGCAATTATAATAAATCCCATCAATAAACCTCATGCTCATCTGATTTCATTGCTTGTGGACTACCATCATCAAATTCAATTCCCATTACATGAGATTCAAATTCTTTTGCAATAGAAATAATATCTGCGGTTGTGCGTTCCTTTTTAAAGTAAGGAGCATTAGCAGCACAGAATGCAATTGCTTGAGTCAATGTTGATTGACGAACAATATAAATCTGTGTTTGTGCCCTTTCTTCTGGAGTAGCATAAGTGCTCTTAGGGGCTTGATAGGGAGTAGCTTTACCTGTTGCAGGTACATCCTTATCTGCTACTACTGGAGCAGCCCCCGCAGGCTGTACACTCTTCCAATTCCAGAATTCACCCTCTTTCTCTACCTCTGCTACAAAACCTTCGTTAGGTTTCAAATTAGACAATTGAGTTTTCAATATTGCATTAAATTTAAATACATTTTGATGGAATGGTTTTTCTTTAAGTGCACCTGCTTCATCACGAAATGAAAGACGTGATCCGGGATATGTTCCTCCTCCGTTCTTTGCTACCTGAACATCTGCTTCAAATGCTACTAATGTACCACGAATTTGCATTAATAATTCCTTTATTAAGCAGACAAAATTGAATTAATATTATTTACTACTTTACGTGCCCGATCAATTTCATTTTTACGAACAGCATTATCAGAAGACAAACGATCAATTGCTTGGTAATTAACTGCAATTACAGCATGATGATCTGCAATCAATGAATCAAGTTGTACTGTCATTTTAGTGAATTGTTTTACAATTGAATCTACTGAATTATTAAAAAACATTTATTACTCCTTTTAGTTAAATTGGCGAAGAATAAAGGAATCGAACCTCTATCAATGGATTTGGAGGCCACTGCATTACCATTATGCTAATCCCTCAATACTGGTGCGACTGGAGAGACTTGAACTCTCATGCTATACTTGAACTCTCATGCTATAAGCGAGGGATTTTAAATCCCTCTTGTCTACCAATTCCACCACAATCGCTTATTAAATTTACATTGTACTAATATTATAACCTAAATTTTATACTCTGTCAATTCTTTTTGATTAATTCCTATTGAGACCTCACAAGTTAATGGGATATTAAATGAAACTCCAAAAAGCCTATTAAAATTAATAGGTATATCGTTGAACACGCTATGAAATATTTCCACTGTCCTTCGTACCTCAGACTCCATAATGTCGCATACAATGCTGTCATGCACAGTATTGATAAGCACACCGTTAATATTAGCATCTCTAAACCTTTTCATAAATGATACACGAGCAATTGACATGAGGTCAGCGCCCAAACCCTGAACCGGGTAGTTTTTTATAATAGTTTCTGGAGCTTTTAATTCTCCTTTATAATTTCTACCTAATTCAAATTTATAAATCCTACCAGTAGGCATAATTAATTGTCCATTTTGAATTGCCTCTTGTACAATTTTAATATGCCAATCACGAAGACCAGTATATTTATTATAGAAAGCATCAATTACTTTTTGCCAATACTTCTCTGATGAACTAACACTAGAGAAGTCAGGGTCATTAGCATAAGCATAAGCACTCCCTCCATACATTAATCTAAATACAAATATTTTTGCAATTAATCTTGATGGTAATCCAAATGCTTTTTGATTAAGACTATGTTGATCTACTCTGTCAATAATCTCTTGTATTGCTACTTTATCTTGAGATAAATATGCTCCTACAACCCACTCAAGAGGGCCTTGGCATCACAATTGATAATCAAGGCACGGTAACCTCCTCTTGTGGACTAGTAGCCTCAAGTTCTTGTTGTTCACAATATTCATTAATTTGCTCATTCCAAGAAGCATTAAGTTCCTTAAGAATTAGGTGAGCATATAAAAGCATATCTTCAGAGATATATCCGGGACGTTGTGGTTCAAAGACATAAAATCCATCACATTCCATATAAACACATTTCATTACCTCTTCTCTTAATTCCTTATTAATTATCATTTAAACTTCTCTATATAGTAATCAATTGTATCTATTGCATCTACTAGTTCTGTCTTAAGTATAGCAAGTTCTTTTGGGTCACACAAACCTAAATCCATACTAGTACTATTATTTGAAATATCCACATTAATATAATTCTTACCTACATGACGAAAAAAGATATTAAGCATATACACTCTCCATAAAAACCTTAGTTATTGGATCTACATTCTGTAAATTTGGTTTACTACTACTAAGCCTTCCAGTAATTGCAACACATTGATTAAGAACACCATGTAACATATTATGATCCCACTTCATTGTCTTAATTAATTCACTGTATCCAATTAAATATGTACCACGTAATTTCTCAAGTTCTGAATATCTAGTAAGTAGATCAATAATTACTTTAGCAGTTTTATTTAATTTTAAACTACGTAATACTGTATCATTTACTTTCCAATATTCTTGACTACCTTCTGGTTTCTTTACTTCAGTTCCTTTAAGAGGTTCAATAAGACGAGGTAAAGGATATTCTTTAATAATATTCTTATACTTTACCTGCCCCTTCTTTTCTCCTGATTTAAATACTCCAATAGGTATTTTATCGTCCAAAAGGATATTCCCACCATAAAGAAGAACAGAAACGTGGTCATTGCTATTAAGATTAATGGGAATACCATTAGTATATTTAGTAAGTTCTTTGTAAATTGAATCAAGTTCAATCTGTATTCCTTCTGCATATTTTATTGCTTTTTCTGATGCAAAGTATATTCCATTATACTCCATTTCTTCAAGTACTAAAAGATCGGCACATTGTAATCTAAATAATGGCATAAGACCATTTGATTGAAATTGTGTTAATTGTCTTTCATATACTTGCTGTGTTAAGATTAAATCTTGGGCTAGGTAGTCAGATAGAATATCTCTTGGAATCATATCTGTATCAATACCATTAGCCCAATATTCATTTTTAACTATGTCTAATTTCTTAGGGAATCCATATTTCTCTGCTGCTTCATCAAGTGATGGGTATTTATTCTGCTGGTGACTCAATAAGAATTCAGCAAGTTGGGTACACCAGACTTTTATGTTTGAGACATTCACCCCTATTTTCCTAATCCAATGAATGTCAAACTTAGCATTATGGGCAATAAATAGATTACCTTCTAAAATAGACTGAATTACTTGTATATCTTTTTCTGTTGGATAATAGAATAAGTACTTTTCTTTTGTATCTACATCAAGAATTCCAACCACTACAATTTTATTTGTCCTATCAAAGACATTCCCTTTGTTACTTATAGTACATTCAATATCACAGATTAATTTTCTCATACTGGAAATCTTTTTAATACTTCTAAATTTAGGAATGTAAGAATATTACTATGTCCAAAATGAGTATCACTTATTAAGAATGTCTTCATAATATTTTTGTCTTTCTTCTTGTGTAGCATAGAAATACCATGCTGGGGGTAATACCCATAAATTAATTGCTGGAAGATTAATGTCTGGATATGTTATTACTATTCGTACTTTAGGTGTTTCTTTTCTTTCATTATTTTTCTGTAGCATGTCCATCTATTTTCATACCCATTATCAAGACCCCAAGCTAATAGAAATATTTGATGATTTCTATTAAACCAATCAGCAGGCCACATCTTATTTTTAATCATTTCTTTCTTGGCTAATTTGGAGAATTCATAAAAAGTATCCTTATGAAATTGAGCTATACCATAAGCATTACCACCATCCCCCCAAACATTATTATGTTTTAGACTTGATTCACATAACATAATTTTAGTCATTAGAATTGGGTCTGCTGCTTTTGCTTGTAATGAAAAGAATAGTAATAAAGCTAAGATATATCTCATTTGTCAATAATTACCTTCCAATATGTTTTTGCTTTCTCGGTATATATAACTAAACCTTCTGGTTTCATATATCCGGGTGCTGCAATAGATCCAAATTCAATAAATTCTTTTTTAGTTCCTTCATACCAATCAAGATTTTCATACTCTGTATAAGTAAGTGTTCGCACAAGAGGTACATTATAGCAAATAGAACTATATTTAGTTGGATTAAATAAGCTAAACCTTTTCTCAGTTAATCCATAGTTACGATTAATACCTTGACCCCACCACTCACCAAAATGATACCCTTTACCTAGGTCTTGAATGAGTTGTTCTGCATTAGCTTGAACCCATTTAGCAAACCCATAGTTATCCTTTTCTGGTGTGATTAGTGTAGTTCTAGATTGGGCCAAAATACCATATTCTATATCCCCATCTTGATAGACACCCAATAATTCATTAGGATAGTGTGCACTTGTTTCAAAGATAATAATACAAGCATTAGTACCATCAATCTTTTCCGTAATGTGATAAATCTCATTCTCTAGTCTTGGAATCTTATGCCAAGGTTTAAACATATTCAATTCTCCTAATTAAAATCAGCATATCTAGCAATCTCAGGTTTAATTAAAACTTCTGACCGACCATGCCTCATAGTAGGATCACTATCCGTATCACCACTCAATTTATTTTTAGATAAATGAAGATAACGAATAAATTCTAATCCTATATCATGTACTGTACCAATACCAAGAATCCAATCTGCTTCTGCTTGTTTAGACGTCTTCGCGTTCGCCACATTCCCCATATCCAACCACTTCTTACCTTCCCCCGACACATCAGCTTGACATACACCTATAACAGGGCAGTAAGTCTTTGCTAGTTCCCTAGCCCATATATAAATACTACCAAGACGAAGATCTTCACGATCACTATCAAATCCCTTAATCTTATCAATTTGGTCAAATATAATTAAACTTGGTTTAATATCTTTACAAATAGATTCGATTTGTCGTTTATTAATACTAGCACTATCAAGAATATTAATTTTATTTTTGGTAAATTTAGTATAATATTCAGTAGCACGTTTACGATCTGAATATAATTTAGATAGGTCACATCCAAGAGCAGCTTGGTATGTTCTTACTTTTACTTTCCCACCTTGCTCCTCGTTGTTACACCAAAGAATTGGGCCATCTGAGTCTTTAAGTTGTCCAGCCATAAATGTAACTTCAGAAGCAAGAAAAGTAGTTTTTCCTGTTTCAGGTCTTGCAAAAATGAATCCGAAGTCTCCTTTGCGGAGTGATCCGAGCATTTTATTGAGTGCTTTGAGCCTCCAACGCAGACCGGGTTTGTGCACTGTTTCTTCATATAGTTCCTCTAAATCATCTGTTACAAATTTTACATCTTCAATCTTCTCTTTATCCTCAAGCTTACCATAGTAGTCTAGAATGCTTGAGAGAGGCTTTCGTCCTTCGGACACATCAATAGATATTAAAGCTAATTGGTAAGCGTGGTGACGTTCTACGAGCGTCTGGATGGCATCTTTAAGAACATCAGAACCTATGTTTGAATTCTCTATCTGAAGAATCAAATCTTGGTAGTCTGGGTACTTTGTAAGAACATTTAATTTATACTCTTCCAGAGTTAAATCTCTTTTGTAAAGATCCATCATATTATCAAGAACACTATAAAGATTAAAAAGTTCTTTTTCTTCTTTATTAATATTAATGTAATTTCTATATTTGTTATATAGATTAATTATTAATAGTTGTTTTATTATAATTAAATTTAATATAATTATTCCTTTCTACATATATACATCTATTAGTATAACAAGAATTTTAGATTTTGTCAAGTAATAATATTATATTTTTTACAATTATTGATTACTCTTAACCTCCACAAGAATTTGTCTTTATCTTTTTTAGCATAAAACTTTTCAAGTTCTTTAGCATTCTGTGTATCACGTTGATTCATTTTTAGGAATCCTTTCTTTACAATCTAATGGAACAGAAACAAAGAAACTAATAGGCATATAACTATTCTCTGCTAAGAATTGTCCCGGTTGTTGTGCATCTACAATATGTTGATAATTACGAAAACATTGTTTATTATCACACCAATCATGACAGAATGTTTGGTCTTTATAAGACATAATTAAAATCCAAAAATATCATCAAGTACATCATCAATACCTGTTTCTTTAGCAATTGATTTTGTTAGTCCTGCTGTAATACCCCCAGTCAGAAATCCTGTAGCTACATGACCAATAATATTATCATCATCAGTAACCATATCTGCAACACCTTCTCCTACAGCCATACCAACACCAATACTTGCAATATCTGTAATAATACTCATTCCAATAACTCCATTTCTATATCAAATTTAGCAATTTCAATACAACCTAATGCAGATGCTATTGACATCTGCCCTTCAAATGAATAAACAATATTTTTAATCTCCTGTACTAACCTTGATTCAGGAGGATTATTAACTTTAAATTCTGGTTTAATAATATTGTCAATCATTTTAATATTTCCTTAATATCTAAATAGTCAATTTCCTTTGGGTCAAGTTTAGTAATTATACTTCGACAGTTAATACCACATAGTAGCCCTAATTTAGTCTCTTTAAGGCTCTCCTTGGCTTTATCATAGTCCAGCCATATCAACACCTCATCTTGTTCATTGATTAGATTATAGAGCCGTTTAAAGCGTTTACGGCCCACAAAACTTCCAAATAATGCCATTGCCCCTACACCACAATTAGCTAACTTAATACTACTAATTACATCCTCACATAAAACAAGTTTATTAGATTGATTAAGAATGTTATAGGTATCAACTAAATTACCCCTCCCATACCATTTTTGTTTCTTAATCTTATCAGGATCATCTCCAAAATATCTACCTTGCCATGCAATTAAATGACCGTCTCCAAATACGGGGAATATAAGTCTCTGCATTGTTTCACTCCACAATACATTATGCTTATACAAGTCCTCACGTGTTAATTGATATTGCTCAATCCATTCCATTGCTTTATGGGGATATAATATATCACAATCTACTGGTAAATAAGGTAATTGATAGTCAATTTCATTATCTTCTGCTATCTTGTTCTTAAATGTTGTTATTTTATTTGGGAATTCATAGTAGGAACAACTGAAGCACCACTTCCTTCCATCGGAATATACTGCCAAATTATCCATTGATATATCTTTACCTAGTTTTGCACAGGCAGGACACTGTTCTTTTTTAATTGCATATGAATTAGTCATGCTTAAAGTGAATATAACATTCTTGTCCATCATCTTCTATTTCATCATCAATATCTTCATAATGATTAAGGTCTTGACGTTCAACTACATTAGCTACATTACCCAATCCTGATTCTTTAAAACAACTATTACATAAATCAGGATATTCAGTAGAACCATTTTCATGTACTACTTTTCTTGTGGATTCAAAATCATTCAAATTCTTATCGCATGCTACACATCTAGACATTACATTCCTTCCAAAATGAATTCTTCCTACTCAGATAATGACGATTATTAATAAGAGATATAAACCCACTATCATTATGTGCACATCCTATTTCAATATTAATCTTATCTTTATTATCTTTATTAATCAATGACAAAAGAAAATCTTCTTTATTGGATTTCTTTAAAGTAGTGTAATAACTTAGTTCGGGTTGTTTAATATTATTAAGATCTTGATAAGAAATAAGTTTAAGATAGAAAGTAAACAGACTTAATTTCCATACTTCACTTTGCCATGCTTTATCTGCTTCAATAATAACAGTATTTGGAATATTGGTTTCAATAATAATACTTGGTTCTACCTTAGAAAGATGTTCTGCATACCTAATATTACCTTCATAATTACCTTTAAAGAACTCTAATGCCGCTGGTACAGGGAATTTAAGGCTTAGTCTTAGTTTATCATCATCATAAGGAGATTCTTTATAATCATAATTAAATCCATAAATACTTGCTGGTTTAGAATGCTCACGACTATACAGTAAATCACCTAGAAAATCACGACATTTAACTTCAGTCATTACTTGCTTATAATTATTATCATCAATTTTAGTAACAAAAGCAAACTTAATGTTCATTGATTGAGATATTTCAGAGAGAAATCCTACCAGTGGTTTTATTTCTAAATTAACTGGTGTATTCATTTGCTAATTCCTAATAGTTTAGACATTGGGGGGTTATATCCTTGACATATTGATACAAATCCGGTCATTGTGTGGCGTAGATATATATCATTGCCATAAACTGAAGGATCAAAAATTTCATCTTCTGGTTTCATACTAATATTACCAAATAGATTCTTATAATTCTTTTTCATTAATTTATAGTACTCTATTTCTGGAACATCATCCTCTGAATAGCATAATGTTTTTAACATATATGTGTACAATTGTATTTTCCAGCAACTATCTTTCCACATTGGACTACCTTCTACTACAATAAAGATTGGACTACCTTCTACTACAATAAAGTCATTTTCTGTTTTATAAGTAGAAAAAGAATATGTTGACAAAGGTATACTAAATTCTTCTTCAATCTTGTTTAATTCCTTAAAACGAGCCTCAAAATATTCCTTATGTGAAGCAGTAGTGATATTAATACCAATAATTGTATTTCCTTCTAGATAATTATAGTCGTTTTCAAATTGGTATCCACACCCTTCTCTATTGTACATATGGCTCTTTGGAAAAGATTTTAGGGCTTTTAGTTGAAATGTTGCTTCCCCCATATAGCTACGACAATCTACCAAAATAAAATGAGGTTCATAATTACTATCCTCTTTCTTATTAAGCATAGTGAATCGAATTCTACGGGCAGAGTACTGCCAAGTGTCTATAATTCTTGTACTAAATATAGAAGAATCCTTATTTTTCTTTCTCAATACTATTTTACTCATTAATAAATCTCCTTTATTTTAGAAACAAGTTGTTTTACTGTATATGGAAATAGAATTGGTGAAGAATTAATTTCCAACAGATTAAGTTTACCTGACGTATCTGTAATAATATCAAGCCCACAAAAATCAAGACCAATATTATTATATACTTTATTAACTAAATCAACTAATTGTGGATGATTATATGAATCATCCTTTTTAATCAATTTAAAATCAAATACTCCTGAATCATTGTTAATTGTTTTTACATAAATAGAAAGAACTTCCTTTTTCCATACATAAACACGAAGTTCTTGTACTTCGTCAATAAGTTTTGTCCAGAAAACTGCTTCTGAATTATTAAACTCTGTAATTGATTGTATATATGATAGACCCTCCCCATTTGATCCTTTTGAAGTTCCTCTTGCGACTAAGATGTGACTGTCCATAAGCCAATTTCGTGCTTCTGCTTTATCTGTTGTATAGGCAACTGTAATGTCACAACCAATTAGAGCATTAAAGGTTTTAATTTTATCAATAGCAATTTGTGTTGGGATAACTTTATTAATTGTTGCACCTTTTACTGCCTTTACTGGACGAGAAAATCCGAATTTAAACACACAATCATAATTTGAAAAATCACGTCTATCTGTTTCATAGGGATTCTCACAATCTGCTTTTAGTGCCTCTGCAAGAATATGTGCCGATTGCTCACCTACTTTTGTATATAGTACTACTATTTTGGTCATTATATTCCTTTAATTACAATGATTTGCTTGAGACAATGATGCAGCACAGGTATAGCATAGTTTGCACTCATCAACTACTGTTAATTCCTTTTCAGGAAAATTCTTACTACAAAATTCACATTCTACTAATTTTGATTTACTACTTATACCATTAAACAATTTGATTTGTGATACTGTATAATGACTCTCCTTTGCATTTACAAATGATGTTGTAACAATTTTGCCAACTAGATTCTTTTCATAAATAAATTTACTGAGTTCATCTACTTTACCATAAACTTTAATTCTAAACTCATCTTCAAAATCTACTGCCATAGTAGGTAGTGATGGGTCAAGTTCTTGATTAATAAGAAGATCTCCTTCAAGATATGAGGAATGTTTTCCTTGGTGGAAAGCTCCTGCTCTAAACCTAATGTCTTGACCAAATGCAAAGGAGCCTTTTGACTTATTTTCAATTTTTAATGGTTCTTGATATATTGTATGTCCAGCTTTAGGGGTTCCATCTGGATTCCAAGGCCACTCTTCTGTAGAGTTATACTCAGCTCCTTCTTCATCATATTCCATATAAGGATGATGCTTATTCTTTTTACGTTTACTATCCCCAAAGAATCCTACTGTCTGTTTATAAACATATTTATAGAATTCCACAACCTTTTCAGTATAACTTACTACATCATCAAAAGGGAAAGAATATATTTTATGAGTATCTAACATTTTAGAAGATGTAATTGTAATATTATTACGTCCAAGAATCCATTTTGCAAGTCCTTCCTCTGAAGAAAAGAAAAAACAATCTGCTGATTCAACTATGTATAAAGGGCGTTGAGCATTGCGACAAAAATTAATTGTCTTTTCTTTGGCATCTGCCCAAATCAAAGCAAAAGCACCATCAATTTCTTTTAGTGTCTCTTCAGCCCCTTTATTAGCAATTCCATAACAAATTGCTTTACTATCAGACTCATATATAGGGTGTAAATTATCATGCTTAAGTAGTGTACCATTATGAACAAGAGTAATATGCTTTTCACGGAATGGATGAGTATTCTTTGTACTAACTCCGCCTTTAGTTCCTGCACGATTATGACCGACTACATAAGAAGATTCCTTATAAATTGTATCTATTGAATCCTCATATTCCTTTTGGTCAATAAATATAGAAGAAGGTATTGCTGCCTTTAGAACCAAATTATTGAAAGACTCTTTCTTTGAGTTATAAAAGATACCAGTACCATCCCTACCCCTAAGTTGATCTGCATATAGCATTTGAGTAAATGAATCAATCTCATTTTTCACAAATCCAAACTTACGTTTTGAAATCATTGCCACTAAACCACACATAATTTTATCCTTTAAATTTAATTTCTATTTTATCATCTGCTTTATTTTTATTAAAGCACATATTTTTTGTAGCTGTTACACATGATTCTACATCTTCCTTAAATGTGGGTTGATTTAGAAGTAGATTTGCATACTTACCAAATATACTATGACATAACTCAATATAACTAGAGTCTGAATTCATAGTTAGAAGAATTCCTTCTAGAGTAGAAACATCATATTTCTTTGAAAAAATCTTTAAAGATATAATAAGGTTAATCCAATTAATTATATATTTAGTGTCTGTTGTTCCTTTTAAGTGACGAAACTCAATTGTTCCTTGAACATTACTTCCATCAAGACCAAATATAGGGCAAATATTAAAACCAAAATATTTATACCAGCTAAAGTCCATGTTCTTTCCTGACTGTCCTTCCATAAAGAGTTGGCTCAATAATTGTTTTGGGTAATAAGGAGAAGCATATAGAGGAACACAGAAATTACTATTCCATCTATCCCCTGTAAATCTATATAAAGACCTTTCAAAAATAGAATAAAGAATCATGAACTTACCTATCTCTTGTAGAGTCATTTCCCTTACATTAATATGTACATGCACAGAGCATCTACTTGATGCAAGAGGGTCTTCTAAGCCAGAAAATAACCTATCTAATTCCACCTCAATATACTTAGCTTTGATTGGGACTGTTACAAACTCTCTCCCCCTAACCTTGAGTGAACCATCCTCAATATTTTGCCAAGTACTTCCAGATATATTCCTACATTCAGTTTTACTTATATTTTCTAATTCTATTTCAACTCCAATATAAGTATACCCCCCTACAATTGGTAGTTTACCCTCAAGTCCTACATATTTATTTAAAGGTTTATATCTAGCAATAGACTTTACTTGAATTTCATTTCCCATAAGTATCCCTTAACCAATCTTTAATTTCTTGGGTAAAAAGTTCATTACTACAGATTACTTTATCTTCCCCTAGTGTGCCAATAAAATGATTATGGTAGAAAATATTTTTCTCTTCGTCAACAATAATATCAACTTTCTTAAAAGAAGTTAAATTAAGGACATTTCTCCATTGAATACAGGGACTTAATTCTGTGAATTTTTTAACAAGAGTACATAATACATACCCTGCTTCTGAAAAACTCTTCGCCCATTGTTTTTTTGGTATTTTATTTATATAAATATACCCAAGCTCACTTGATGAATATAGACCTGTTTCAGGCATAAATACTTCAAGAGATTTAACAACAGTAACAATAGGACCTCCACTATGAATTAGTGAGTCGTAATTAAAGTAACTTACTTTATTAAAATCCCAATAAAATTCAACGATATACTCTAATTTCCCATTAAGAAACATAACTGTATTAACTAGTTTTTTATTGGCTTCATGTAGAGCAATATCCCCTGATAGGTCAAGAATTTCTTCAATTCTTTTTACTAATATGTTTTTAGCCATGACCGTCCTTTATCCTTGTTCGGGCTCTGGATTGTTCCAAAGTTCGTCAAGAGTAAAATAATTTGGGGGTGGTGCTATAGGTTGAGCATTAGTCATCTGCATAATAAAGGGATTTGCTAGAGCTCCTTGAATACCTCCTAATAGCTCATTAAAACTCTTAGTACTTCTCAGTGAAGTCTTAGGTGTAGGTTTAGCATAATTAATATTAATATCATATTCCTTAACTAGATTTTCTGCTAGTTTCTTATCTCCATTATTAATACATTCCACAATTCTTTCTTGATCTTTTGAAATGTCTTGTGCAAAATGACAAGCCAATTCTGTTTGATAATAAACCCAACGAATCAAGTCTTTATCAAACAACCAGAAGTTAGAAAGTGTACGATATTCAACTCCATAAAACTTAGGGCGCATTGCACCTGCTTTACCATAAAGTTTACGACGTTCCTTTGAACTATTACTATCATCAAGAAGGATACTTGGTACACCAAGGAACAAATCCATATTCTTAATTACTTCAGCCATGTTACGATCTGTTCCAACATGGATATGCCCCCCTGCTGTACGCAAGGTTGGGTCATCTGTTGTTGGCTTTGGATTTTCACACATCAACCACGCATCATAGTCAGGCTCACATCCAAATGTCAATGCTTTTGGGTGTACAAGCTGCCCTTTATCAAACAAGGCAGAACTTTCATTTGACATTTCAAACCCAAGTTTAGTAATAATTGTATTAGACTCATTCTTCATTCTGTCCATATATTCAATAAAACTACTTGCTGAATTTACTGGAGGAATATTAAATTCTAATGCTACATTATCTTCTTGAACCATAAATCCTGATGGAAGATGTGGAAGTTGTAAGGGAACTTCTTTAGAACCCCCAATTAATCCACATAAAGCCATGTATTCACCAGAAGGTTTCTTGGCAAATACTTCCATATCACTACCAATTGATTTAAAATTAGACATTATTAAAACTCCTCTACTTTAGAAACTTCAAAATTACCATCTGCTGTACGTGTAATTTTTAGTGTTATTCCACTATTACTACAATCTTCCCGTTGTTGAATTGCTGCATGTAAAGTGATATAAGAGGAGCCTACTACCGTACCAGTTAAATAGCAATTTATGTATTTCTCTCCAGTTTCATACTTTTGGATACACTCTTTTATATCACAAATTAATTTTTTCATGTTATTCTCCTTGATCGTAACCACACTCAGGACAAAAGTACCCTGCAAATCTACAGTGACAAGCTTTACATATTTTATATCTCATAATTAATCTCCAATTAATAATAAAGTGATTTTGACGAATTATACTCATTAAATGAGAAATCAATCTCGTATTCTTTGAGTTTACTATCCACCCAATTAACAAAGGGTGTATCAACTCCACCCCATTCTGGATGTGCTTGCACACAAAAAGCTTTAATTTTTGGATACCATAATACTTCTGGTGTTTTTTCTACAATAGACCAGTCTAAGTATGTCCCCCCTTTACCCATCACCCTTGAATGACCAACATCCCATGCAAGCAATTCAAAATCACCATTTGGAACCATAATTTGATGGTGTGCAGAGGGTATTGATGGAATAATATGAC